TGCGGGTATACTTCGGGCAAGCCAGCAGGAAAGCCAAGCGGTCGGGGCTGATGCCGACCTTGTTCGCCCAGCGCAGCGTCTCGGGGTTCATAGTTTCCATGAGCGGGCGAGGTTGCGGCCTTCGGTCATGATCGCGTTACGCGAGGACGGCCTGAAGATATACTCCTGGTCGAACAGGTGGGACGCACGTATCTCGGCGATGCTGTCGAGTTCTTCGTCGTTGGCCGGGCCGACCCCGGAGGTGGCGACGTAGATGGTGCGGACCTTCCAGCCCTTCTCCCAGAGGATGTCTTGGCAGACGCGCAGCTCGTTGACGTAGCGCCAATCGGAGCAGACGACCGTCTCGGGGGAAGGTTGGTCGTGGTGCTTCATCACCGGGCACCAGTTGGCGAAGTGGCGGGCGAAGACGTCCCGATCCATGCGCCGGGCGAACTTGCCCGCGTGGACGAGGAAGTCGCGGTTATCCACCTTGAAGTCCTCCTTGAAGAAGTCCCCATCAAGGCCGAGGTAATCCATGTAGTGGTTCGCGGCCTCCTTGAGGGCGTCAGCGAAGTTGATGTGCTCGGCGGGCCGCTGAGACCACTCGAGGATGCCGGAGGCGAGCGTGTCCTTGCCCGCCCTGGCGTAGCCTGCGATCAGGACGAGCGTCGGGGCGGACATCGGCGTGGGTGCTTCGGTCACGGGATTAGAAGGGAACGCCTTCGGGCGGCAGCGGCTCTTCGGGGGCGGTCGGCTTTTGAGAGCCGCGGGGATACGTCATCTTGTACTTATACTGAGGCTTGCCCTGCCACTCGCCGTTGGCTTCGACCTCGACGCCGACGAGGATGGTCTGGCCGCAGGCGGGGGCGATGTACTCCAGGAACTCGGCGGGGGTCGCGTCCAGCCTGATCTCGTTCGTGTACTTGCCGGAGAACTTGCCGACAAGCATGGCGAGGGCTTTGCCGTACTTGGACGAGAATGACTTGGTCAGGCAGAAGCCCTTGTCATCGACGAAGAAGAGGCGGCAGGAGGACGTGCCGTCTTCCCAGACCTTGACCTTGTCGGTGCCCTTGGGGCGGATGAGCTTGAGGCGGTAGGTGCCGTTCGTGCTGATGGACGTGAGCGGGGGGCGGTCGTTGTTATCGGTGGTCATGGTATTAGGCGAAGTTGATATTGGTCGCGGCGCTGGGCTTGGCGGCGATGTCGATGGTGGTGATCTCGGTCTGGTAGCCGGGCCAGTTGCCGGAGGCCGTGCACTCCTTATACAGGGTGAGCGCACGCTCGAAGTCGAAGGCGGCCCCGGTCATCAGTTCCGGCCCCAGCTCATAGACCGCGTGGGCGTAGGGCGGCTCCTTCTCGACGGCGATGAAGCGGAAGCCAAGGACGCGGCACTTGTAGGCGGACTCGACGGCGTGCCGGTAGAAGTAAGCCTGGAGGGCGTACTTGTATTTGCGGACGGACTGAAGGAAGCCGTGCGGGCTGGCATCCTCACAGGTCTTCAGATCGTAGATGTAGCCGTCGTCGGAGATGCCGTCGATGGCACACTTGACCAGGGTGTCGCCGAGGAAGGCGGTGAACATGACCTCGGTCTTCGTTAGCACGATGCCATTGGCCTTCATGCAGGCCGCAGCGGAGTTGGCGACCGCGTCGACGAGGGCACCTTCCTCGGCGGTGAGGATGGCCTTGCCTTCGTTGGCGGTGACGAACTCGGCCCACTCGGCCTTGCCTTCCTTAGTGCGCTTGTCCACGTCCGGGGCGATGGCGTGCGTGGCGTTGTAAGCGTCCAGCCCTTCGAGGGCGAGCTTGTGGACGGCGGTGCCTACGCGCAGGGCCTTGGAGTCCTCGCGGGTGCGGGCGAGGTAAGCCTGGTAGTGGGCGGGGGACTTGAGCAGTTCCTTGGCGCCGGATTGGTTAAGCGCTTGGATGCCGTCATAGATGACGCGTTCGGTGATGAGGTCGGGCATGGGTGTGTTATTGGGTGTTGGTGGGAAAGGTCAAAGAAGGGCCATGATGGCGTCGGCCTGATCGGGGCGACGGCGCTGGATGGCGGTCACGCACATGGTCGAGCCCACGGCGAAGCGGGAGCAGGCGACCGGGCGGTTGGCGTAGGTCTTGCACTTGCCGGAGCCGGAGAGGTGCGGGCATCGGGAAGGCAGTTCGGCGAAGGTGCGTCCGACGATCATGAAGACCTCGCCGCGGGCGGCATAGAACTCGGTCGTGGTCGGGGACGCGTCGATGGGCAGGAGGATGCTTTCACAGCACGCACCCTTGCAAAGTTCACAGGCTGTCATCTTCGGGGCTGGCTTCTTCGACGCTGGCGGAGATGCGGCGAACGTCTTCAAGGGCGGACTCGGCGGCGTTCTCCATGGCCTCGAGCGTATTCCGCAGGACGCGCAGCTGGACGACGAGGACGTGGACGCGGTCATGGAGCGGCTTGACCTGGGCGGCTTCGTCAGCGGTGTCGATGTGATCGGTGAAGACCTGAAGCTCGGTGATGGCCGAGCGGTTGAGGTCGGAGAGCGTGATGATGTCGGCGTCGTGCTGTTCATAACGCCCGGCGATGTGCTGGACGGTGGCGAGCGAGCCCGTGATGTTCTCGACGAGGCGCTTGATGTTTTCGCGGTTGGTCATGAGCGAGTCGGCGTGAAGGTAAGTTCCTTTATCTCCCCATTAGGGGCAAGCGTAAAGAAGCGGACGTTGGAGCGGGACAGGGACGGGTAGGTCTTGCGCTTCCACGCGTTGAGGTCGGTCAGGAAGTCGGCGTGCTTGCGGGCTGTGAACTCAACGTACGGGAAGCCGTCTAGAAAGAGCAGTAGGGCGTACTGCTTCGGGACGGTCGTGGCGATCCGTTCGATGCCCTTGGGGACTTCGGCCATCAGAGTTGCCCGGTCTTGGCGCGGTTCCACTTGGCGATGGTGGCGATGCAGCAAGCCTTCGAGATGGCGTCGAACTGGCAGAGCTCAGACTGCATGATGTCGTCGAGGACGCGGGCGAGTTCGTTGCCGGCGTAGCGCATCTCGGAGATGGTCTTGGCCTGAGCCTCGGCGCGGGCTTCGGCAGCCGACGCAAGGTTCTGGTTGTGGAGGTGACGCATGGCGGCGTTCACCGGGTCGAAGGGGTCGAAGGGCTTAGGGTCGCTCATTTGGTCAGGGGCTTGGGGTTGGAGTTAAAGACGGACAGGGCGACGACGACGGCATCGCGGTCATATCGCTTGCCCCGACGACCGACGGAGACGAAGGGGATGCGTCCGGCCTTGGTGAGTCGGCTAACCGTCATCCGGCAAATGCCGAGGGCGGTCGCCAACTGTTCGCGGGTCAGTAGGGGCTGGCTCATTTGGTCAGGGGGCGAGGGGGGAGATTGAAGTTAGTCGCGGTAGCGGCGACCTGAGACTTGAAGGATGCAGTGGCGCCGTCGTCGTCGAGATCGACCGAGATGCCGCACGCGGTCTGGATGGACTGGCGGCGGATGTAGGTGATGGCTCCGCCGATCTGCTGGGCGGTCAGACCCTCGGCCTTGACGAGCAGGGTGCCGAACTCGAAGCGTTCGCCGGAGCTGTGCAGGAAGGCGGTCGAGACGCCGACCTTGCCCTCCTGGCTGACGAGCGTCTGGATCAGAGCGAGGTCGTGGTCGAGCAGCACCGGCTTGATGGCGTCGAGCAGCGCGTCGAGGGAGACGTACTTGGCCTTGAAGGCCGGGTTGATCTTGTTGGCCTTCACGTTGTCCAGGGCGGCGAGCGCTTGGACGATGGAGGCGGTGGCGGAGGATGTGGGCTGTTTGCTCATGGTGGAGATTATTTGGTCGGTTCGGCCTTAGTGACTTCGCCGGCCTTGATGGTGGCCTCGATGTCGGCGAGGGACATCCGCGTGTAGTCGGGGACGAAGAGGTTGTAGTACGTCACGCCGTTGCGGACGGTCGGGGTCAGGAGGCGGGCGACCTTCTGATCAGGTAATACGATGTATGACGAGTCCGCGATGATGCGGTATTCAGTCGGAAGTTTGGAGTCTTTCTTCATGGGGAGATTAGTTGATGACGCCGCGGGTGGCGGAGTCGAAGATGAGGAGGGCGTCGGCGTTCCAGAGGGTGACGTCGACGGTGGGGTAGAGTTCTGCGGCCCGGGCCTTCAGCTTGTTTTTCCACTGGGTGGTGGTCAGTTCGCCCTTCGTGCCACAGGTGTGCGTCTTCTGCCAGATGGCCGGGCGGATGCGGTGAATCTTCCAGCCCATGGCGACGGCGGCGCCGTAGAGAACGCCGGTGTTCCACATCAGTTTGCCGATGGCGGAGCCGGGGATGTTCTTGCCGGCGAAGAGCGGAGGTTCCTCGAGGTAGAGGCTTACGTCCTTGGCCTTGCAGCTGAGATCGGCGAGCAGTTGGCAGACCTCGATGTCTGACGACGGCATCTTCGCGCACTCCACCGGGTCACCGTCTAGTGACCAGCAGAGTCCGCCGTTCACGCCAGGGTCAATCGCCACAAGGAGATGCATCGGCAAGACCCTTTAACGCGGCTTGGCTAAGGACAAGCGGAAAAGGTTGGCCACGCGGAAAGCGTAGCCGTTCGCCCGAAAGCCTTGGGCCTGAGCGGCGGTCCAGCCGACGTTCCAGACGAGGGCGAGTTGTTCGGGGGTCGGGTCGGTCATGCCGATGCGGTGGAAGTTCGACCTGATCCAGCGGAGGTGCGAGGCGGCCACCATGTCCTGCGCCGTGGCGTCTCGCCACTTAGACCAGGGGAAGGCGTAATGGCCCTCGGCCTTGAGGCGGGCGGAGGCGTCGTCCCATGCGGCCTTGCCGACCTGATACATGCCACGCTCACCGGCCTTGCCGATGGCGCGGCGGTTGTGCCCGGACTCGACCTCGGCCACGGCGGAGAGGAAGGCCGCGTCGGTCTTGGCTTGGGCGTTGAGGCCAAGCAGGAGCAGGGCGACGACGGAGAAGCGCTGGTTAAGGGTCATACGCTCGGCTTGCTCTCCTTGGCGGCTTGCCATCCGTAATACGAAGCCCACCAGCGGTCGTGGTCGAACTCTTCGGCCATCTCGTTGGGACCGACTTCCAGCATGGACTTGTGCAGAGCATCCCCGGCCTTGCGGAGCCGCTCGACCTCGGCCTTGAGGCGGGCGTTCTCGGCAATAGTATCATCGAACAATGCTCGGTTGAACTGTGCGTGTAGTTCACTCACATCGACACGGAGGCTTGCCAGACGATACCGCTCGGCTT